TAGTTATGCCAGTTCACAATTTGTTCACATTTCCGACACACTTTGTTCACATTCTGTTCGATTCATGTTCGATTTCCTTTTGGTAACTACTATTACATAACTATTTCATTAATTGTAACAAAATTGTAATAGTTTCGTGATGCATCTTTAACATTACTCTTATATTATATAATCATCAATGAAGCAGCAATTAATAGGAGGTAAGGATAATGTATAGACTACCCAAATCTTATATAAGACGTTTTAAATCCGGAGAATTAATAATATCTGGTTCAAAATACATCTATGTCAAATTTTCTGACAATACAATTCGCCGCTGTAGACGAATGTATCTGGATACTGATTCTTATCTTGATTCAGATAAATGGACTGTAGTATATTCATTAAAGGAGGACGAGAAATGATTTTCATGTTAGTAACATTAGTGCCATGTTTATTAGTCGGATTTGGACTAGGTGCCGGATTCGGCTATAAACTAGGCGAGCAGGACGAGAAAGTTCGAATCGATAATATTTTAAAGAAAAGGAATCATGATAATGAAAAACGATGATCTGCAAAAATTTAATCCGTATCTGAGTAACAAATCAGATAATGAACTATATGCAATCCGTAAAAAGCTGGCCAAACGCCTCAATCAGCGCATGAGACGACTCGAATCAGCGGAGATTGACTATGGGGTTATTAAGATGTACAGGAAAGAAGTAGCACGCTACTATGCCGGAAATAAGGGTTTTAAGGAGTCCTTAGGAAAAACAAAAGGTATATCCGTAAAGCATGAAATAAGCCTTATACAGAATCTTCTGAATCGGCCTACCTCAACATTACAAGGTATTCGGAGAATTAGGAAAAAAGCAATGAATACATTTGAAGAAAAATATAACGTACATTTTAAAAATGTTCAGGAATACGAGGATTTTATCGAAAGCGATACTTGGAAAAAAATGGATAAATTGTATGGATCTAGCACTGCGTTAGATTTGATTGCTACCAGTGAAAAGACGGTAGAACAGGTTCGGAAATCTGTAGAGGATTTTTTTAAAAAAACAGATAAATATACATCTGCTGACATTGCGAAGCAGTTAGGATTTAAATCGCTACCAGATGCATTAAAGAAAAGCAAAACTAATAGAGAGGTGTAAAATAATTGGAAATAGCAGGTTATCAAGTTATTGATTTTTATAAGTTTGATTATATGAACCTGCTGGATTACGATTTTGCTCGAGTAAGTAACGCAGGACGTCCAAGATATGTATATGATCGTGTAATCACAGTCGATACCGAAACAGGCGTATATGATAGTATTCCATATATTACAGACTGGACTATCTGCATTGAGGACATCATATGTCTCTATGGGCATCACGCCCGTGACTTAATCAACACGATTGATAAGATTACATACTATCTTCATTCAGATGACACACATACAGTTAGATTCTACATTCATAACTTTCCGTATGACTATACGTTCATGAAGGCTTTCATGCTCGAAAAATGGGGAGAGCCAAAAAACGTGCTGGCTGTGAAATCGCATCGGTACATTACAATGAGCTGGAAAAATGGGATTGAATTTCGAGATAGCTATATACTTGTCAACCGGTCGCTAGAAAAACTGTGTGAGGATGTTGACACTGGTGTAGAAAAAGCAGTAGGCTATTGGGACTACTCAAAAATCCGTACTCCGGACAGCCCTCGTACTTATAAAGAGTGCGTGTATGCTGCTACCGATACGATAGCCCAGTGCATTGTACTTAGGAAGTATATTACAGATAGAGGGTACAGTGTGCCAAACTGTCCATTAACCAATACTGGTTTCATTCGAAATAAAGCCCGACGGTATGCATCAAAATGGAGAAAGTCGGGTCATAAATGGTATTACTATTTTCAGAAGCAGAGACTGACGGTTGAACAGTACAAACAGCTGGAGCATTGCTATCATGGTGGCTATACGCATGCAAACCGCTATTATGTTGGTCGGATGATATCATCAGCCACGTTTGGATGGACCGGAAAATCAAAGGATTTTATAAGCTCATACCCTGCGGCTCTCTGTTATGAAAAATATCCTATGAATGAATTCGAGTATGCTGATTTTACTCTGAATGATATCCTGGAACTGAAAGATGAGTATGCTTTTTCCGGATATATCCGGCTGGTTAATTTGCATCTGAAAAAAGAAGAACCAATGCCACCATTATCCTATCACAAAGCTGTATCAGCTGTTGAAGCAGTATGCGACAACGGGAGGATACTCGATGCAGATCTTGTGATATATCCTTTTACAGATCCGGATCTGGATGTTATCTTAAGATGCTATGATTATGATTATGCAGATGTTTCAAAAGTTATGTACGCCAGAAAAGAATATCTGCCAACCTGGATCACAGATCTTATCATGGAGCTGTATACACATAAGTGTACTCTCAAAAATACAGATCCAGTGTTGTACATGATATCTAAAAATGAGTTAAATGGAATCTATGGGATGTGTGTCCAGAAGATTATCCGGGAAGTATTTGAGGAAGATTATACAACTGGACAATGGTCAAAAAACACAACCAAAACAGATAAAGAATGTATTGAAAAGTTTTATAAGTCATGGAAAAGCTTCCTACCATATCAATGGGGCGTCTGGGTTACTGCCTATGCACAGAAAAATTTATTTGAATTAGGCAGATGCTGCGAGATCTGGGTGTATTCTGATACAGACTCAGTTAAGGGCTATAAATGGAATGAAATAAAACTCAGAGAATACAATCAGAAGATCATGCAAAAATCAGAAGAAAGAGGACTGGGAAGAGTTGATTATAAAGGCAAGACTTATATCTTAGGAATTGCTGATGACGATGGAGAATTTGTCGAATTTAAAACCATGGGTTCAAAGCGCTACGCATATAGGGATATTGACGGAGAGATCCATCTGACAGTCGCAGGTGTTCCAAAAGAAGAGGGGCTAAAATGTTTGCATGGAACACTTGATGAATTTAGAAAAGGGAAAATATTCCGAAACGAAGGTTTTGCAAAATGGAAAATGCGTCCGGAATATATCAACAATGAAGAGATCAAAATCTTACATCTCATGGGTTCTGACATTGAGTATAGTTCCGGAATTATTTTACATGAAACGGAATATGAATTAGACCATACAATCCCATATGATAAGGATACAGGAATGCCATGTGAGTTCGAAATCAGCCAATACAGCGATTTTTAAAAAAGGAGTGATAAGACATGCAATGGGTTTCAAAAAACACGTATTTGACACAATCAGAGATGGAAAACAATGCACAGATCATCTATGGTATTTTTAATTCCCTGGGTTATAACTTTAGTAGTATCTGTGCAATCCTGGGTAACATGCAGCAGGAAAGTACGCTATCCCCTATTTTTGGGGAGCGTGGTGGCGGTGGATATGGACTCTTACAATGGACGCCAAAATCAGATCTGACAGATGCATGCAATAAACTTGGATTATCTCCCTATACAGATGGTACAGTACAGTGTCATTGTCTGGATGGAGAATTGTTTCAATTGGGAGGCCAATGGTATTCTACGCAGGCATATATCAACAACTATAAGCGTTCCGGTGCATCAGATGATATGGTTGGACTTACACCGGAGCAGTTTAAGCTAAATACAAAGAATAAAGGTGTCAACTGGCTGACAATAGCATTCATGACATGCTATGAAAGACCTAGTTTAGATCCTAACACGAACTATATCGATAAAAGAAAAACATATGCCAATAACTGGTATCAATTTTTATCCGGTGTCATGCCACCGCCAGGACCTCCAATACCAGGAGGGGGTGGAGATGTTTGGAAAAAAATCTGGTTTCTGTATGCAGGGACAGATGATTTTCGAAAAGGAAGATAAAAAACATCAAGATGTATGTTAAATAAGATCATTGTAATTAAGAAAGGAGAAATGATAAAATGTTATTGGTAGCAACAAACATGTCAGCAATACATATCTGGTTATTAGGATGCTTTCTTTTCGCATTATTAATCATCGGTATTGTAAAATTTTTAAGAAAGGGTAGAAAATAATGCAGAAATGGAAACTTATTTTTGACGTTACCTGGGAAGAAGGATTGCCACCCAAACGGCAGATCTTTGAAGCCCGGGAAGAGTTGCAATTTGTATTGCAACTAGCACAGACTTTAGATGCATGCAGTACAGTAAAACTTATTAAATTAGAAAGAGAGGATTAAGAAAATGAGATTCAAAGACATTATCAAAGTAGTAAAAGCGGAAGTTAAAGAATATGGAAAAGGCAGAAAAAAGGCATATTTTCAGGTTCTCGAGATTGAAAGTATATTTTTGAAAGGAAGAGCTACTATCTTTTTAGATAGTGATGATGAACTACTTGAAAAAGGAAAAGAGTATGAAGTCGAAATGTATCAGATTATATCATGGGATAAGAAAGATCGATTTTGGATTAACTGGAATATTGTACCGGAATCAGTAAAGGAGAAATAATGAACATCTATCAACCTGATGGATGGTTGGATATTGGCAGGTTAAACAGTTTGCCTGCCAATTTCTATATCATCATTGGCAGCAGACAAGTAGGAAAAACATATTCCTGTTTTAATCATATCGTTAATACGTACGTGAAAAATGACATTCCCTTTATTTTTATGAGACGAACTGGAGCGGAATTATTAGGCTGTTTGTCCGATAACCCATTTGACAAGGGTTTTAATGCAGATCATGGTACAGCCTATGAGTTTGAAAAGATAAAAGGTATCCGGCCCGACAGCAGACTAAACATTGTTGATAGGTTGAATGAGGATAAGATCATTGGGTCTGCATTTAGTCTATCCGGTCTTGTATCGAATCGAGGATTTAATGGAGACCCCTATCAGTGTATCATGTATGACGAGTTTATTCCGGAAAAAATCAAGAAGCGGATGAACGGAGAGAAAGAAGCATTTGAAAATGCGTATATGACAATTAACTCTGTGCGAGAATTAAAGGGAAGGCCTGCTGTCAAAGCATGGTTACTGTCAAATAGTAACAGTATAGAAAGCCCTATTCTGGAAGCGTTTGGTGTGGTAAACACAATCACAAGAATGCAGAACAAGGGACAGGAATTTTGTTTTCTGCAGGAGCAGAAAATTTGCATCGTAAATGTTGCAGAGTCAAAGATATCAGAACAGTTAGCAGAAACTGCGTTATTCAAAGCTGTGCAGGATCAGCAGTTCCGGGGGATGGCACTCCATAATACTTTTGCATATGATGATTTTAGCTGTATCGGAACGGAACCAATCAATGAGTATCGACTGCTGGTTACAATTGGCAATATCAATATTTACGAACATAAAGCGCATGATCTCTATTATGTAACCTTGCACAGAAGAGGAACAGGAAAATCTTTTCCGGATAATCTATCTGGCAGGCACCGATTTCTACAAAATTATATCTGGCTGCAGAATAAGATCATCGCAGAACGTGTTACGTTTGAAAACTATGAACTAAAGTTAAAATTGTTTGAATATCTCAAAATAAAAGGCTAGAAAATTTCTAGCCTTAAATCATTAATTGTTAATTAAGCAAAACATGTGTTATGTTCAATTGTAAATGGTTCTGTTACGATACTGTTTACATTGTAAGTTTCATGTTGTTCTCCGCTAAAACTCCGGATTGCTATCCATAAACTGCCATTGTAAACTCGTAAAGTACATGGTACAGTTCTATAGCTGCCATCATCAGAACCCAGAATTACTGTAGTAGGCAGATCACACTGGAAGCCTCCTAAGACAAAGGAGTTTGCAAAAGAAAATAATTCATAAAATGTTCCGTCTCCTTTAAAGGTTACATTTTCTGTTCGTGTCATGCTAAAGGAGCCATAGAATGCACAGGTATCATTATACTGCATCGTTTCGATGATTGTTGAACCTGTAAAACCATGTTTAAAACCAACAGCGTTTATTTTCACACCTGGTTGGATTACAGAACCGTATCCATTTAAGATTGCATTGCTAATTGCTTTTGCAATTGTTTCTTCGCCCCATGTGTTCGGATGCATGCCATCACTGCCAAACATAGCGGTGCAGTGCAATGCATTTTCTACCCCACTTAAATAAGTAATGCCATTGTATTCGCAGCCGGAGCAGTAAGCTGCACGTGGCAGAATCAGATTTCCCCTGGAATTCATATCTGTACTTTCCCCGATGAAGCCAACATATATCTGGGCGTTTGGATACAAGATGTTTGCCTGTTTTTTAAAATTGTAGATTGCATTGATTATCTCATTTTCCGATTTGCCTCCGTCATTAAAGCCGCCACAGACAATGATATTTGTTACATCTTCATTCTTAAAATGGTTGTTTGTCTGGTTCAGTAAGGTTGCAAAAGTCGTGTTGTTCACAAAGCCTGATCCACCAAGGCTATTTGAGAAAAAGTTATCATCTGTCAGGCCAAGGTATCCTTTTAAAAGGGCCGGCCATCCGGTTACATTTCCATCCGGATTGAATCCCTCGCCATAACTATCCCCGATACATATTGTTTTTCCGTTAGAGTCAAATGTCCGTCTTGATCTGTCCGTATAACTTCTGGCTGTACTTAACCCAGTCTTCACAGCTTCATCGACTACACGTCCGATCTCTCCGGAATCTAGCTCTTTTTTTACTTCATCTTCTACAATCTTCTGAGCTGTTCCTTTAATGTCAGACCATTGTTTTGTTACTTCATCAACTGCTGTCACTGCCTTTTTAACATTCTCAATGATCCAATCAAGGTTCAGATCTGACATCTGTGTTGACGGATAATTCCGAAAATTAAACATATTTACCAATCTCCTCTCAATAAGTCTTGCATAAATAAGGTTGCTGCATATCCATAAAAGGAATGCTTCCTTAATTTGAGTTCTGACTCAATCATCTGCTGGCTGGTCGTTACCCCGATGTTACCATGGATCCTGCCATCATGTGTAGTTACTCCGGTTTCCCGGTTGCTACTGCTATAGTTGTTCTTTCCGTTAGACGTATTGGAACTGTCAGAGCGTGTCCTGTCCTGCGCCTGGTAGTCACTGGCATTGTATGCTGACACATCTCCATAAGCATTGGAATTTTCATTCCCAGTCATGGTTGATTCATTATTCCCAGATTCACTCCGTGTGATATCCGGAGAATCTGTCCAATGTTCATTCCTGTCATAGTTTTCAATCGGATTATAGTCAGCGTTAAGCGCATTCCATGTCTGCCTTAATGACTCATGCCACTTATCACACCATGCCGGAATTGCTGTATCACGCATAAATTCAAAATTTGGATACACGACTCCCAAAGTTCCATAATCAAGCAGCAGAGTATTAGTAAATGTCGTTTTATCTACTCCATCCGGAAGTCTTAAATTATTGAATAAACCGTCATCATACTTTACCAGTCCGATCAGTGTCAGCCTACTCGTCATACGGTACCATCCTCTCTTCCTGTTCAAATTTTTGCATCTTAATGACAAGATTAAGATCCGGAAATATCGTGTTCGCTACTTTTGCATCAGCTTGCATCGTGTCAATCCATGTTGTCAGTCGTGTGACAGATTCAATGTTATTGACGTTAACCTCTGCAACATTCATTCTTTCTTTCTTTTCCGTATTGGCTGATGGGATGCCAACTTCTGTGTCAAATTCATCCAAGATACGTTCAAAAGCAAGCAGAAGCTTGTCAACGATAAAATTTTTAGAAACATCCTGATTAAACTGTGTCCATGGCTCCTCCGGATCTGTTTCGGACCGCTTCCAGCTTTCAGGATTGACTGCCACAGCAGGCTCTCCCCGGCTGATCTTGTCAAATACAACTTTAAGAGTTTCTGCCCCACCTTTTGTTCGGCTCGCTAAAATAAAAGCTACTTTTGAATTAAACAAGCTCATATCCATAGCTTCTGCTGTCATTGCAAGCTTGTACGCGTAATAACTGATGATGTCAAAACATCCGCAGTAATCCGGACGCATATGAATTAATGCACATTCTTCTCCAATTCTGTAATCTGCTATGTTTAAAATAAGCGGATTTGTATAAGTTGCATATGCCGGGCGATAATAAATATCAATGCCAGTAAGTGTTGGGTACTGCGCAATCGTGCCAAACTCATCAGTTTTAAAAACTCCAAAGTATCCACCTGCAATCAAGCAGAATTTGATAAATGGAATGTCAATGCTGTCCTTGCATGTAATGTCAAGAACTGAATATAAGCGTTCATAAAGCATCTCCTCAAAGAATCCAGTCAACTGTGAATTTTTCACAACAATTGATGGACTTATCCGGTTCATCCGTACATTGATACTTTCATAATT